TCATCAGCGCGGTGTCTGCCTGCTGCTGCAGGTCGTCCATGATGCCCTTCACATCCTCCGCGATCTTCTGCTGCTCGTTGAAGAGCGCGATCTTCTCTTGCAGTGCCTGCGCCTCTGCGAGTTGCGCCGGGCTCGCACCGAGTCGCTGCATCTCGCCCAACTTCTTCTGGTCGTCGGTCATGCCCAACTGCGATGCCTCAAGGCGCAGGTCGTCCATCATCTTGCCGAGGTCTTCAAGACGCTTGGTGGCTTCCTTGTTATCCACCTTCGGGATGAGCGGGTTGGTCTCGACCGTTGCCTTCGCGTTCTCGTATCCCTTCGCAATGCCTTGCACGACTGCGATGCTTGCGTTCGGTACGACCGCATCGATTGCAGCACCGAATGCTTCGACTGCATCAGTGCCAGCGGACTTCGCAGACTCCTTGGCCGTCTCAAATGCAATGCTCGCCGCGTCACCGATAGCACCGCTGACATCGTGCCCAGCGCGAGCCAAGAACTCAACTGCGTAGACGATCGCTTGGATGACCTTCAGGATGCCATACCACGCGAGCATGAACACGCCGTTGACCAAGCCAGCGAGTGACTGCACGATGTTGAATACAACGCGGAAGATGTTCGCGACTGCGGCCACCAGATCGACAACTACCGCAAGCGTCAGAGCCACCGCCTGAAGGCCGCCCATCATGCCATCGAAGTTGCTGCTCATCATTTCACGCAACGAGTCAGCCATGTCCTTGACGGCTGGCCCGAACGCGCTTGCGAACATCATCTTCAGGTTGTCGAAGGCTCGATACATCGCATCGACTCGATCCGATGTTTGATCAAGCCCAGAGATCATGCTGTCGGGCAACTTCAACGACTCTGCAATCGTCTTGGCCTCTGCGAGTTCAGCGGCGGTTGCATTGACGGCCGCGGCCATACCGATGCCACCACGACCGAACAAATCGCGCAGCGACTTGACCTTCGCTCCTTGCGTTCCCAACTGACCGATCTTTCCAAGCACGACCTCAAGTGCCTGCGCCGCGTCCTTGCCGTTGAGTGAGTTGATGTCAATGCCGAGTCGCTTGAACTTGTCCGCTGCGTCCTCGCTGCCCTCAAGTGCATTCTCCAACTCAATCTGCAGACGCTGCATCGAACTCTCGGCAACACCTGCGGGCACGCCGATCATCGCCATCGAGTCGCGCAGACCCGTCAACGCAGACGAACTGATGCCGAGCGCAATCGCTTGGTCGTTCAGTTCGCTTGCCTGCTTCGCCATTGCAATGGTCAACCCGATCGCACTTGCTGTGGCTGCAACCATGCCTGCAGAGAGCAGACCGACTCCTGCCGCACTTGTGATCGACAGGCCACCGACCTGCTTGACCGCTGCCTTTGCGCCATCGAGTTTGCTTTGCAGTCCAGCGACCACGCCCTGACTGCTCTCGGCGCGCTTCTGCAGTGCCGTCAGGTCAACGCCGCCGTCTGCCTTCATCGTCACGCCGCGCGACTTCAGCACTTCGGTCGAGCGTCCAAGTTTCGATTCCTTGCCTGCGACCTCTGCGCCGATCTTCGCCTGCTGTGCCTTGAGCACATTCAACTTCTGCAGCAGTCGCTCCTGCTTGCCGAGCATCGAGTTGTATGCAGCACCGCGCACGGTCGATGCGTTGATCTTCGCCTCTTGCGACTGGTACGCCTTCGTTGCCGCCTGCAGGTGCGGAAGCAACTTGCCCATCTTCTCGGCTGACTTGTCGCGCTCGTACAGCATGCGCATGTGCTTTGCGCCTGCGTTGAGATCGCCTTGTGCCTTCGTTGCCTTGTCGGTCGCAGAAGCCAGTTTGGTCTGCAGCGCGGCAATGCGCTCGATGCCCGCTGCTGCGTCCTTTGACTTGCCAGCAGCACGCTGCATGACTTCAAAAACCTTCTCCATCGGGCCAAGGATGCCGCCGAGTCCGGGGATAGACGACAGCGCACCGCTGATGTCGCCCTTCAGCGACTTCACCAGCGATCGCGCCTTCTGCGTGCCCTTCTCCAGACCTTGCGTCGAGGCACCGATGTTGACGAATAGATTGCCTACTGTCGCCATGTGGTCAGGATAGGTGCGTGGGTGCGCGTTTCATAGCGCGACAGTCATTGCGGCTTGGCTTTGGCGTTGAAGGCTTGCGCGAATGCAAGGAACGCCTCTTGAGCCTCACCGATGTCCTGCTCGGGCTTGGGCATGAACGGCATGAAGTCCTTCGGCTCAAATGGCTTCTTGCCCGGTCGGCGATTCATGTTCGCCTGCAGCGCACACATCAGCCCTGTCTGATAGTCCGAACGCCATGCACCGATCGGCTCGACAGAGTCGAACGCGATCCACTCGGTGAGTTCAGCAGAGTCGATGCGGTCGAGCAGTTCGCCGACCGTGCATCCGAGGGCTAGCGCGAGTCGGAAGTAGAAGCGTCTTGCGCCGCCCCCTCGGAGTTTCCCGCGAGTTCCTCGACATCGTTCGACGACAGGCCGGACAGACGCTGCGCGATGGTGAACAGTTCGTCCAGCACCGATGCGGGCAGATCGCCCACGGCATCAACCTCGGTGTCTGCGAACAGTCGAGCGCCCTTCTCGTCGCACAGTGCGCGGCACAGCAACTTCGCGCGAATGTTCTCGGTGTTGAGCACGCGCGTCTTGCCGCGCTGCTGGAAGCAGGCAGACTCAAATGCGTCGCGCTCGCGCCCAGTCAGGCTGCGGATGTACACGGGTTCAGACAGGTCGGCGACATTGACGCGCTCGATCTTGAGCGAGCCACGCAGTGCAAGCAGGTTCGACTTGAGAGACATGTGGTTCCTTTGGTTGAGGTGAACGATCCAGTCCGCTGGATGCTACCAATGAAAAGGCGGCGGCAGGCCGAAGCCATACCGCCGCCCGTCCGGGGGACTTGTGTTAGGCGACCGAGATCGCGCCGCTGATGCGCAGCGTGTAGGTGGCCGTGACTGCGCCGTCCAGCGCGGCCTCGGTTGAGACCGCCTGCACATACGCGCTGAAGGTGAAGGTCGGGCCACCACCACCAGATGCGCCGAAGCGCAGCACGAAAGAACTCGGGCTGGCGCTGCCTGCGGTGGGGAGATCAGGCAGAGCCGCGGTGTCGACCATGACGGTGACCTCGACCGTGCCGCCATCGCGTGTGCCCATGATGTAGTTCTTGGAGGTGTCGGACAACTGCGTGACATCGATCTCGGCCGTGCTGATGCCGCCGAGATTGATCGCGGTGATGATGCCACTGACCGAGCCCGAGCCAGTTGTGAATGCTGTTCCGGTTGTGCTGATTGCTGCCATGGTGTGTTCCTATTACGAGGTGACGGATGCGACGGTGATCGAACCACTGACTCGGAGCGTGTAGGTCGCCGTGACCTGCGCATCCAAAGCGGCTTCGACAGAGACATTCTGGATGTACGCGCTGAAGGTGAATCGCGGGCAGGCATTGCCGACCGCAGGCGTTCCGAAGGTCAGCGTGTACGCATAGGGCGTTGAGTCACCAGCGGTCGGCAGCGTGAGTGCGGCCGCGCCAGTGTCAACATTCACACCGACTTCGATCGTGCCGCCATCCAGCGTGCCCATCACATAACTCTTTGAGGTATCGCCAATGCCCGTCACATCAATCTCGGCGGTGCTGATGCCGCCGAGGCTGACGCTCGTGACGGCTCCCTTGATCGTGGCCGCATCACTGCCGCCGAAGATCGTTCCGATAGTGCTGATTGCTGCCATGTCAGTTGTCCTCTTGGTACAAGATCGAGTAGATGCTTGAGTGCAGGTAGGCTCCAGTTGCCTCTCCTGCGCTCGGCGGTTGGTAGTTCGTCAGACTCTTGGAGTGTAGAGAGTGCAGAACGCGAATGGAAGTCGCACCAGCACCAGCCGTGCTGTAAGTCCACCCGGCTGCCCCATGCAGGCTGGCGTAGATGACCTCTGCGATCTCGCTGCACTGCTTGGCCGTAGCAGCCACGATCGCCAACTCCACCTCTGCCTTGCGCAGCGTGGTCGCGCTCGCAACCAGCGCACCCGAGGTCTCCTCTTGGGTCAGCGAAACAACGATGCAGGGCAGCGCGCCGTCCTGTGCGCGAGCCTCCGGGTAGATGCGCGCGCCGACCACTCCGCTCACGCCTGCGTTGGCCGCAAGACGAGTAACCACAGCGCGCACGATTGGGTACATGGTCACGCTACGCCCTCCGCTTCGATCTGCTGCTT